ATGGAAATGTTTTTGTTCTTACAGTTTAAATGCTTTATAGTAGGGGGATGTGTGGATTCTAATTTGGATGATTATCTATTAAAATTTATTAATCATATGGATTTCCTCTCATAAGCGATGCTCTCATGTTGTAAATTATTACATACTAAGTAAATTTCTCAGAATTATAAGACTCTGTTGTTACAGTAGCAGTAATATGATTGAGAAAGATAGAATTGCTTGTGGCAATACTATGTGAAGACCTCTTGTGTAATTGTGTCTTAATGGACACGATTTATTGCAGGAGGTTTTTATTTATAGGTCAGGTAACAAATAGGATGAATAGAATCTTTACTTTTTAAATAAAGTTAAATGTTGAAGCACGGACTAAAGAGATTACGGAAATGACAATGGCTCCCCGTTGGTTTATGAATACATATTGATTTATGAAACAAGGTTATGATCGAATGGAGGGATAACCTTATAGTATGCTTATGGCAATATGTTAGACTGTTTGCGAAATGTACAAACAGTTTTTTTTATTTGTTTCTAGTTAATAGTCGTTAGTATACTAACGAAGGAAGCATTTAAGAAAAGCTTGATTTATTAGAAGATATAAAAAAATGAAAATAAGAACCCTTGATTTACGATCTGATTGCAAATGGAAATAGTTCAGTGTTTATGCAAAAAGAAACAGGGTTCTAAGATGTTCGCTAATACTTGACAGATATTAGCAAAAAACATAACTAAAGGGACGTACTTTAATGATATTATCCTACCATAGATATTTGAAACAAGCTCATATGGACATTGGATATATTTTTGATGTCTTTTTAAAGCAAAGGAGAGCATGGTTTATTGATATCTTGCTTCTGTGGATAAGGGGCACAGCTCCTTGTTCCATAAAATTCATTAAGGGGGGATTTATCAAGGAAAATGAAGAACAGAAGGGGGATGAAAGGCATATTTCAAAGGTTAGGTGGGCGAAATGGCAAAAGGGACTAAAGTAGACTTTAAACAGTTGACCAAATTGCAGAATGAAGTAAACAAGCTTCAGGGGGATAAATTCCCCAAGTTTGAAGAGAAAATGGTACGAGAGATGGCTGCAAGGCTGGTGCTTAAGGCGCTGAAGCGCACACCCACAGACCCCAAGGATTCCTCTGGGATAAGAGCGGGTTGGGGCATTGGCAACGTGCGCTACGAAGGTAGCTCCTACAGCATCGAGGTATATAATAGTTGCATCTATGCCAATTCCATTGAATGGGGGTATTTGGCGGAGGATGGGAAGACTTTAATACCCGGACGTTTTATGCTGCATCTTTCGGAAGAGGAACTGTGCCAAGATGCTGACAAGGCAATAGAAGAAAAGCTGATGGAAGTTTTAAGGAGGGGTTTCCCATGATTTCCAAATTGATGACAGGGATTGAACAAGCAATACGAACGGAATTCCCTGAAACTACCTATAAAATTTATACTGAGGCGACAGAGGTAGTTTCGCCCTGCTTCTTCATTCTTTGTGTTAGCCAAAGCCGAAATGCAAAGCTGGGGGACAGATTTATTCTCAATACCACTTTTGAAGTACAGTATTCCTCAGGCAGGGGTAACAACGAATGCTGGGAAGTGGCTCAAAAGCTGAGAGAGCTTTTGGATGTAATCTCCCTTGGAGGGGATTTGGTGCAGGGGCGCAACGGCAATTACAGGGTGGACAGCGGTGTGTTGCATTTTGTAATAGATTACAACATACCCATGATGCGAGAGCAGGATGTAGTAGATTTTATGGAAGAGGTGACAGTGTATGGCAAAGCAAGTGAAAGAGGAAAATAAAAAAGAGGAAAGATGTTTTTCCAAAGAGGCGATTTTGCAAAGTCAGAAATATGCAGTGTACGGAGATTTACTTTTTACAGTTTTGGAGGATGACAAGGTATATACCTCTAAGGAGATTGACAACATGATTGATGAATTTCAGAAAGGAAAGGTGAGATAAATGGGATTAGGCGGCGGTACATATTTAGTACAGAACAAGACCCTTCCGGGGGCATATATTAACTTTATTTCAGCGGCAAGAGCTTCTGCAACACTTTCAGACAGAGGATATGCAGCAATGGCATTGGAATTAGATTGGGGGGTAGATGATGAAATTTTCACCATTGAAAACGGAGATTTTCAAAAGGATTCCTTGAAAATTCTTGGTTACGAGTATGGCCATGAAAAACTCAAGGGTCTGCGAGATTTATTCTGCAATGCAAAAACATTATTCGCTTATCGCTTAAACAGCGGCAATAAGGCGGTGAACCCCTTTGCAACAGCCCGGTATAGTGGTATTCGTGGCAATGACATTAAAATTATGATCTCAGCAAATGTGGACGAGCCTACAAAATTTGATGTGGTTACGTTATTGGAAAACACAAAGGTGGATATTCAGACTGTGGCAGAGGCGGCAGACCTAAAGGATAATGATTTTGTTGTGTTCAAGAAGGACGGGGCTTTGGAGGAAGCTGCTGCAATTCCTTTGACTGGTGGTACAAACGGTCAAACCACAGGTGCATCCTATCAGACGTTTTTAGATAAGGCGGAAGCTTATAGCTTTAACACTTTGGGTTGTCTTTCCAAGGAGGAGAGCATTAAGGGGCTATTTGTTGCCTTTACCAAACGTTTAAGAGATGAAATGGGTATTAAATTTCAGACCGTTTTGTTCAACAAGGCGGCAGATTACGAAGGTATCATCAACCTGAAGAATAAGGTGACAGATGGGGATGAAACCAGCCTTGTTTATTGGCTGACAGGAGCAACTGCAGGCTGTGCTGTAAACAAATCCGTTGCCAATAAGGAGTATGACGGCGAGTTTTCAGTTGATACAGCCTACAAGCAGAGCCAGTATGCAGCGGCACTGGATGCAGGTGAATTTGTATTTCATAAAATCGGGGATGAAGTAAGAGTTTTAGATGATATTAATAGCTTTGTTTCCTGTACCACAGACAAAAATGAGGATTTTACAAGCAATCAGGTTATAAGAGTTCTTGACCAAATCGGCAACGATATTGCTGTGCTTTTTAACACACGTTATATGGGAAAGGTTCAGAACAATGAATCGGGCAGAATTGCATTTTGGAACGATTTGGTTTCCTACAATAAACAGATGGAACAGATTCAGGCTATTGAAAACTTCGTTTCTGATGAATTGATTGTAAAAAAAGGTAATGATAAAAAATCTGTTGTTGTGGTCAATCCTGTGACGCCTGTTTGCGCCATGACCAAATTGTATATGACTGTTGTTGTTGAATAAGAGAGGAGGCAGAGAGATGAGCAATATTACAATGCTGAGCAAGGATGCTATTTCTGCAAAAAAGGCAGAATGCTTCATTACCATTGAAGGGAACCGTTACAACTTTATGAGTGCCATTTCTGTAGAGGCAAAGATGGAGAAAACAAAGGCGGAAGTTCCTATTTTAGGTAGAATGAACAAAGGACATAAGGCAGTGGGGGCAAATGGTACAGGCAGTGCTACCTTCCACTATAACACATCAATCTTCCGTGAATTGATGAAGCGTTATCAGGATACTGGGGAGGATGTTTACTTTGATATGCAGATTACCAACGAAGACCCTACCTCTAACGTTGGTCGACAGACAATTATCCTACGTGATTGCAACATCGACAGTATGGTGATTGCCAAATTTGACGCTGATGGCGAATATTTAGACGAGGAAATGGAGTTCACCTATGAAAGCTTTGAAATGCCCGAAACATTTCAGATGCTAAGTGGAATGTAAAAAAGAGGAGGAATGATATATGAATTTATCAGCATTTTTGAATCCTGTGAAGGACGATACCTGCAAGGTGGTAGCTAGCAGACGTTTTATTGGTGAGGACGGAAAGCCTGTGCAATGGGAACTGAGAACCATTACGGCAGATGAGGATGAGGCAATCCGCAAGGCCTGTACCAAAAGGATGCCTATTCCTGGTAGAAAAGGTCAGTTTAGCCAGGAAACGGATTTAAATAAGTATTTGGGTTTGTTAGCGGTTTCTTGTACTGTTTATCCCAATTTGAATGACGTAGAGTTGCAAAACGGATATGGCGTGATGGGAGCGGACAATTTGCTGAAAACTATGCTTCATGCAGGGGAATACACCCAATATGTTTCCAAGGTTCAAGAGTTAAATGGATATGATTCCTCTATGGATGAATTGGTGGAAGAGGCAAAAAACTAATTGACGGGGGTGACGGGGAAAGCAACTATGCATATTATTGCTTGCATCAGCTTCACCTATTGCCCTCACAATTTTTAAAACTCCCAAGAGAAGAAAAGGCTTTTCTGATTGCTTCTATTCAGCTGAAGGCGGAGAAAGAAAAAAGAGAATCCAAAAAAATGAAGAAAAGGTAAATTAGACTAGCATTTATGCAAAAATTTCTTGGGAAATAAATAATGACATCAGAAAAGCATTCGACATTTAGCGGATGCTTTTCTATTGTTTGGAAAGAAGGTGAGAAAATGGGAACGATTAAAACCTCGATTCAATTGTTTGACGGGGCGACACCAGGGTTATTAGACATTGCCAATGCTTTAAATCGAGCCGTTCTTGGTTTTGAAACCCTGGAGCGGGCATCTTCCAATTGTATTGATACCAATTCTTTGAGAGAAGGCAGGGAAGAGTTGAACATGACAAGGTCATCATTTCAGCAAATACAAGATTCTATCAAAGCGGCGGGGGAACAACAGAAAAAATTCAACAAAACAATGAGTGCAGGCGCAGAAATATCGGAAGGTATATTTTCTAATCAGGAAAAGGCAAGCAGCATACTAGATAGTAACAGCGGGGCAGACCTTCCTACAATGGGACAGAACGTCCTGGGGAGTTCTAATGTTTCGTCTGGAGCAGGGGATAATGGTACAAATTTGAGCCTTGGTACAGGTTCGGAATTTCCTGAGGAAAATGCGAAACAGGCAAAGAACGATAAAGTCAATGGGGCTGTAGATACATTAAGCAGTGTAATACCACAAGGTTATACTTCTACCGATGAGATGAAAAATTCAATGTTTGCTGCCGCGGATGAGATAGATTCGAAATTTAGTGGTCTTTCTCAAGTTTTAGGCTCTGTTTGGTCTGGTGTGACGGGGGAACAAGTGGAAGCCGTAAAGGTTACAGATCTTTTAGCAAATAGCTGGAGTAGCCTTGCACCTGTTGTGACAGGGACAGCGGTAGCAATGAATTTGTATAATCTTGCCATGGATGCAGGTAAGGTGGCCCAAGTGCTACAAGCTGGTGCAACGCTAATCGGTACAGCGTTTAATGGAGCATGGACGACTTCTGTGTTTGCGCAAACCGCCGCTCAAGAAGGACTGAACACTGCGCTTTTAACCTGTCCTATAACATGGATTATTATTGCCATCATTCTTTTAGTTGCCATAATTTATGCGGCAGTAGCGGCAATTAACAAATTTACTGGGTCGAGTATTTCTGCTACAGGGATTATTGCGGGGGCATTTGGTGTTCTGGGTGCGAGTATTTTTAATAGCTTTGCTTTTTTGTGGAATATAATTTCAATTTTTGTGAACTTTTTACACAATGCTTTTCAAGACCCTATTGCAGCCATCAAAGTGTTGTTTTATGATTTAGCAATTTGTGTTTTAAAAAAACTGAAAACAATTGCAGATGCAATTGGTGAAGTTTTTCATAAGATTACCGGCAAAGATTTGCAGCTTTTTAGCGATCTGGATACTATGATTAGCGATTTAGAAAGTAAATCACAGGGTATAAAAGATGAAGCTGGTTTTAAGGATGTAATGCATACCCTTGACTACAAGGACTATAGTGGTGCATTTAGTAATATGTATGACATGGGTGAAGGGCTAGAGAACTCATCAAGTATATTTGGCGGTGATACAGCTGGGGACGGCGGTATGGATCAGCTTTTACAAAACACGGCTAATACTGCAGCAAATACAGGAGCTATGACAGATAACATGGAAATTTCACAAGAAGATATAAGGTATCTTCGAGATATTTCAGAACGAGATGCCATCAACCGTTTTACCACGGCTCAGGTAAGTGTGGATTTTAAAAATGAAGCAACAATCAATTCTGATATGGACATTGACGGCGTGATGAATAAGTTCACAGATGTGCTCCGTGAGGCGATCTTTACCCAGGCAGAGGAGGTGCATGCCATTGTATAAGGTTAGTTTTGGGGAGATCACCCTTCCTGTAGCTCCAAGTAAAATCACTATGAAATCAAAAAATAATAATAAAACAATGGAATTAATTGATGGAAGTGAAATCACTTTTATTAGAACGCCAGGGTTAACGGAATTCAGCTTTGAGTTTTTGATTCCCCATGCAAAATATCCATTTGCTCATTACCCTGATGGGTTTCAAACTGCACAGGTGTACATTGATGCACTAAAATTGATGAAAACAGATAAAGAGTCGTTTCAATTTGATGTCCATCGAATACTACCCAATGGAAAAACAGAATACCAAACCAGTGAAACGGTAACCCTAGAGGACTATACCATTACAGAGGATACAGGCAACGGTCTGGATTATATCGCTAATGTAACGCTAAAACAGTACAATAAGCTGAAAAATACTCATGTTGAACCTGTGCAGATGACTGAGGATGGTGTTGTTGTAAAAGAAGTGACAGAGCGCAAGAGCGACAAGAAGACAAACAGTGTATATACTGTAAAGAAAGGGGATAGCCTTTGGAAAATTTGTAAGGCACAATTAGGAGATGGTGCAAAGTATAAGGAAATTGCCAAGTTAAATGGCATTCCCAATGCAAATCTTATTTATCCGGGGCAGGTGATTCATCTTGGTAGTACTTAAGATTGTAAATGGAAACAAAGAATATACGCCTATTGTCACAGGGGATATTAAATGGTCAACAGAGCGAGCGGGTACACCTGGAAGCTTAACTTTTGATGTGGTAAAGGAGGGCGAGCTTAATTTTCACGAAGGGAACTTAGTAAAGCTTTCCGTGGGTGAAGAACCAGTTTTTTGGGGCTATGTTTTTCAGAAAAAAAGGAGCAAAGGCGAGATCATCAGTGTAACTGCTTATGACCAGTTGAGGTATTTGAAAAATAAGGACAGCTTCATCTTTGAAAAATTGACCGCAACAGAATTTATTGACAGAGTTGCAAAGTATTTTTCACTTGAAAGGGGTGAAATTGCGGATACCAAATATATCATTGAAAAAGGGGTTCTGGATAATAAAACCTTATTTGATATGATTCAAGAAGTGCTGGATACGACTTTAATGAATACCAAAAAGCTCTATGTTCTGTATGATGATTTTGGCAAGCTGACCTTAAAAAATATTGAGGATATGAAGCTGGACATTTTACTGGATGAGAAAACGGCGGAGAATTTTGATTATGTCAGCAGTATTGATGGGGAAACCTATAACCAGATTAAGATTGCTTTTGATAGCAAGGAGAAAAAAGGGCTTCAAGATGGAGTCACGGTGCAGGATGAGGAAAATATTAAAAAATGGGGTGTTTTACAGTATTATGAAAAATCAAAAACGGATGTGGGAGTAAAGGAGAAGGCAAACGCCCTCTTGGATCTTTACAACCGTAAAACACGAACGCTAAGCATCAAAAATGCCTTTGGCTCACCCAATGTCCGCGCAGGATGCAGCCTTCGGGTGTCATTAAAGCTAGGAGATATTAATGTGAATCATTACTTTGTCTGCGAGAAGGTAACCCATACCTTTCGAGATGATATGCATTTGATGGATCTTACCTTGAGAGGAGGAGAAATTCTTGTCTGAGTTGGCACAATTGATTAAAAAGGCGGCAAAAGACCAAATGGATTCCTCTAAGCCAATGGATATTATCATTGGAGAGGTGGTTTCTGCGACACCGCTTAAGATTAAATTGGACTCCAAGATCACCTTGACGGAGTCCTTTTTAATTTTAACAAAGGCAGTGGTAGACTACTCGGTCAATATGACGGTGAACCATATCACAGAAACCCATACCCACAGTCACACCTATCAGGATGACAGCAGCACTAGAACAACCCAGCCCCATACCCATAACCATGCTTATGTAGGAACAAAAAGCTTTACCATACACAACAAGCTGAAGGTTGGGGATTATGTTATTTTACTACGGGCGCATGGAGGACAAAAATTTATAGTACTGGATATAGTAGGAGGTGGCACGTTATGACACCAAAAGTAAACGAAGAGTTGGCAAATACCTTTGTAAGGCTGCCATTACCCTCAAAAACCTATCGTTTGGACAGAGAAAACAATCGGATTATTGGATACTGTGATGGGGTGGAAGCAGTGAAGCAGGCTGTTTATAAGGCACTGCTGACGGAGCGGTATGCTTGGATGATTTATTCTTGGAATTATGGATCAGAGCTTAACGGATTATTTGGAAAACAAATGACCACTGTTTATCCTGAGGTAAAAAGAAGGATTGAAGAGGCTTTGTTACAAGATGACCGCATTCACAAGGTTCGGGATTTTTCTTTTGAGAAAACAAGGAATACCCTTCAAGTGACTTTTACGGTGGATTCTAAAGTTGGAATTTTTGAAAGCGAGGTGAGTGTAAATGTATGAAGAAATGACGTTTGAGACGGTATTAGACCGTATGCTGAGTCGTGTTTCCTCTGATATAGATAAGAGAGAAGGGAGCATTATTTATGATGCCCTTGCCCCTGCGGCGGCGGAGCTTTGCCAGATGTATATTGACCTTGATATTGTTCTGAATGAAACTTTTGCAGATACGGCAAGCAGGGAATATTTGATTCTTAGAGCAAAGGAAAGAGGGATAACACCCTATGAATCCACAAAAGCCATTGGAAAGGCAGTTTTTAATTGCGCCGTCCCGGTAGGCAGTCGGTTTAATTTAGAAAATTTTAACTATCATGTGACTGAGGTAATTTCTGCTCAAGAATTTACATATAAGGTCATCTGCGAATCGGTTGGAAGCGATGCAAATCATAACTTGGGTACGCTGATTCCCATTCAGTATATCCAAGGATTGACCAAGGCTGAATTAGTGGAGGTGCTGACTCCCGGAGAGGATGGGGAAAGCACAGAAAGCCTGCGGAAACGATACCTAAATAGCTTTGACAGACAGGCATTTGGAGGAAATCGGGCTGATTATCTGGAAAAAATCAATGCTATATCCGGCGTGGGGGGCTGTAAGGTGTATCGTGCTTGGAATGGTGGGGGAACGGTGAAGTGTGTAGTGATGAACTCACAGTATCAGAAGCCCAGTCAGAGCCTGATTGAGGATGTGCAGACTACCGTTGACCCTATCCAAAATGCAGGGGACGGCTTGGGCATTGCCCCCATTGACCATGTGGTGACCATCGAAGGGGTGACAGAAACTCCCATTGCTATTGCTAGTACCATTACTTATGAAAGTGGATGGAGCTTTGTAGAGTGTAAGCCTTATATTGAGGAAAGCTTAGACCGTTACTTTTTGGAATTAAATAAAGGCTGGGCGGACGGTGGAAATCTTGTGGTACGAATTTCTCAGATTGAATCCAGATTATTGGATATGGATGGGATTTTGGATATTGGGAATACAACCATTAACGGGGAGGCAAAAAACTTGATGCTAGAAGAGAACTGCATTCCTGTAAGGGGTGAGTTCCATGGCTGAAATACAGAGTTATTTTCCTGACCTGCTAAAAGAAGTGAAGGAGTTTGAAAAGCTGGCAAAAGCTGAAAATCCTGAGCTTCTTTTTTTATGGGAAGAGATGGAGCAGGTTTTAGATAATCAATTTATTGATACGGCCACCAAAACAGGGGTAGCAAGGCGAGAGCGTATGCTAAAAATTACCCCCAAAGCCACGGAGACTTTAGAGGAGCGGAAGTTTCGGTTAATGGCAAGGTACAACGAGAATCTGCCTTATACGTTACGGACGCTACAAAGTCAGCTTTCTATTCTTTGTGGGGAAAAAGGGTATCGGCTGGAAATCAATTATGGCGCTTTCAGCCTAAAAGCAAAGCTGGAGTTGACAAACAAAAAGAATGTGGAAGCCGTTGGGGAGATGCTGGAGCGTATTGTGCCCATGAATATGTTACTGACTGTGGAATTGCTGTACAACCAACATCAAGAACTACGACAGTTGACCCATGGGGCAATGAGGGCATACACCCATAATGGTTTGAGAGAGGAGGCATTTGGGAATGGCTGATTTTACGGCAAATTATAATCTGGAAAAGCCGGCCCAGAGTGATTTTTATAATGTAGAGGTGCAGAATAAGAATATGGATAAAATTGATGCCGCTATAGTTGAGGCAAGAAATGACCCACAATTATCGGTGGACATAGAAAAGCTTCAGAGGGAAATGTTACAGGTGGCTAAAAAGTATATTGCTTTGAACAGCAGAATAGATAGGTTGGAAGATGCTGTATTCAGCAATATAACAGGAAACCCATATCTTGTTTCTTGTGATTCTCTTAACGGTATAACTGTTGTTAAGGGAGTTTGGAACAGTGTACAACAAAGAATAGAATGTTAATTTTTATAGTGGGAGAGGAGAGCAAAAATAATGGCAAAAGTTTTAAGTTCATTACCAGTTGGTACGCTTATCAAGGACACCGGGACAACTTATAATGGTGAGCCAATTGTTTGGAAAGTTATTGATAAAAACCATAGTGGTTATCCTGATAATTCTGTGACATTAATGTCAGATAAAATTCTTACGATAAAATGTTTTGATGCAAGAGAGCCATCAAGTGACATTGAAGACCGACGTACAGATGGCAATTGTAGATATTATTACAGTAATATACGAAGTTGGTTAAATAGTTCATATCAATCTTGGTATTCGGCTAAACATAGTTATGATACTCCCCCAAGTATTACTTATGTTTATGGGGCACAGAATGAGTATGATGGCGAGATTGGGTTTCTATCAGGTTTTTCATCAAATATGAAGACTTGTCTATTAACTACATCTATAACAACAGGTAGAGTAGAGTCTGATGGCGGTGGCTATGATATAACCTCAGATAAAATTTTTCTTGCATCAAATATAGAGATGGGTCTTTCTACTTGGTTTCAGTCTTTTAATCATGTACCATTCTCTATATTTAGTTCAAATTCGTCTCGTCTAGCTTATCCTACAGTCTCCTGTGTAAGTAACAGTGAATATGCACATAGTGATTTACAAGCATCATCGCCTTGGTATTATTGGTTACGAGACCCAATGACAACAAGTGCTGATAGTACAGTATCAATGGTATACTCATCGGGTGGTGCTAGTGGTCAAGATGCTTATAGGGGTTGGGTTGGTGTACGTCCAATTTGTAATGTATCTAATTCTATATTAGTTTCGGATGGTACAGATAGTATTGGTGCATACACGATCGAATGGAACAGTCCACCGACTACTCCAAGTTCACTTACTGTTCCTGAAACAGTAAATGGAGGTAGTCCACTAACTATTAGTTGGGGAACATCAACAGACGTTAATAATAATTTGAGTGGCTACATACTTGAAAGAAAATATAATAACGGTGCATCATGGTTACAAATTTATAAAGGGATAAACCGTATGTTCACCGATTCAATCACATTCGGCTGGAACTCTGTTGCATACCGGGTTAAGGCATACGACAGTGCAGGTGCAGAATCAGCGTACCAGACAAGCGCAACCAGAACTGTTAATAATAATACACCACCAACAATTAGCGGAAGCGACGGCAATATAGGGTTGAAAACGGGTGCTTTCAATCAGTCCTATGTTGTGACCGATGTTGACAGCGGTCAGACTATTACGGTTGTTGAGAGAATGGACGGTGTGCTGAAACGAAGCTACACGGCAACCAGTGGACAAAGTTATTCATTCAATGTGAATGCGACGGAATGGATAAAGCTATTGAATGGGTCGCACACAATGACTATTACAGCTAGTGACAACATTGGGGGTACGAAAACCCGTACATACACATTCACCAAGAATGAAACAGAAATTGAATTGACCCTTGCAACACCTCTTCCGGCTGATGACTTGGTAACAAAAGCCATTATGAGCGTTACAAGGGAGATTCCAGCAGGTGCAACATTTACCGTTGAGGTTTGCAACAATGGAAATGACGATTCTCCAACTTGGGAGGACGTGACAAATGCCGTTCTTGGTAGTAGTAAGTTCTTTTTATCAAATACAACAAAAACAGCCACCGCGTGGGGTTTCAATTTCCGTATTAAAGTAAAGCGGAATAGTGCTACAGGCGATTGTTTTATTGTATCGGTAGGAGGTAATTTTGAATGATATTCCTTTAAGATGTACAATGTATTATCAGTAGTATAAAAAATTCAAAAAGGCTCGGAGAATATCCGGGTCTTTCTTGCTTAAAAGGAGGGAAGTGTGTGGACGTAATAGCGATTGGTATGATACAAGCGTTAATAACCGCCATGGGGATTTGGTTCTTACAGCAGAGCTTATCCAAGCGGGAGAAAGCGGCTCAAATGCGGGAGCAAGAGCGAGAAGAAATGGAGTACAAACTTTTGACAGCAGTAAATGCCTCTATTGCTTTGGGGGAGGCAACGGCAAAGGCAGTACAGCGTATTCCTGATGCCCATTGCAACGGGGATATGACAGAGGCTTTATGTTACACCACGACTGTGAAGCATGATTTAAAGAACTTTCTACATCGGAAGGCGGTGGAGAAAATTGTTTGAACGAAAAAAACGGAAACGTTTTCGGATTAATGATGATACCATGACAACCATTGTGGTATCATCATTATTTTTTTGCGTTGGGGTGGTAATTGCGGGCATGCTTTTGGCATATATTGGGGTAGATGTTTCTACGATTGTTGGGAGTGCACTGACGGTTTTCGGCACAGAATTGGGCATTTGCGGTGTTATGACAATTTTTAACCGTTGGGCGGACAGACAGGACAAAATTATACAGAGGAGGCAGGAAAGCCGAGAAAAAAGGAAGAGTGAGCAAAGAGAAAACCAATGAAATGAGTAATTTTTATGAAATAAAGTTCTTTTAAATGAAACAAATTTTTTTCTATGATACTACTTATTTTGGTTACCACCACCTGAGTGAAAAACAGTTTTTTGACCATATCTAGGTGATTTTTATTGTTTAATTGTAAAGAACATAAAACGAGGGGGATTGCCAGATGATGAAGACTCTTTAAAACGCGGGAAAATAGATTGTCTTATACTCTAACGAGAATAAACAAATAAGATTTTTTGTTAAAAGCTTGCGTAGAAAAATATAAACAATAGTTTTAAATAATAAATTGCTGTCTTAGCAAACTAAATAATCTCATTTTTGGAAAAAAATGTTTTATTTAGAAAAATAAATCTATCAAATGTAATATAAAATATAACTTGATAATATTTTATCTAAAAATAAATATTAATAAATAAATGTTTTGGATTATCATTGACTTATTATAGGTAATATATTAAAATATTAGGAATGTTTAAATTCTTAGACTAGAGGAAAGGGGAAAAAATATGCAAGGTAAATCACATGTCCTTACGAAGAATGAACAGGAAATAATGAATCTTTTATGGAAAGAGAATCGGCCTTTATCTCGTTCAGACATTATAAATCTTTCAACAGACCGTTCTTGGAAAGCCAGTTCTATTCACATTTTATTAAATCAACTTTTGGAAAAAGGTGCCATTCAGGTATATGGATTTATTAAAACAGGGAAAAATTATGGAAGAACCTTCTCGCCTTCATTTTCTGAAGAGGAATATTTTGTACTGCAATTTCAAAACAGTCGCTGTTATCAACAATCAAAAGGTGCGTCTTTAGTTGATTTTGTATCTGCATTTATTCAAAGTGAGGAAATTGATAGTGATATTATTGATAGCTTAGAAGAGTTATTAAATAAGAAGCGAAAAGAATTAAAATAA